TGCCGCACCATGTACTTTGTTATCGCTGTCAATGGCTGCAAACAATCTCCAAGTACCTGATACTAAAAGACTTTTTAATTGTGCAATATTGTACTCTGCATCATATTCTGCAATACCATCAGCCAAGTAACCTTCAACAGAATCCCAGGTTGCTTCAACTAGATCAGGATGGATGCAGTAAATGTGCATTACAGGCGACCTTCATCGATTAATTCTTGAACCATCATGCCAGCCGTAATTCCGTTAGCTAGTAATTTGTAATTAATACCTTCCTCGCCAACATCTTCAGGGGTAATTAATCCTTCCCGAATGGCTACTTCAACAGCCATGGGATACATGGTTGCATCACTTAGTGCTGCTTCGGCTAGCTGACCAGCACGAATTAGCTTCATTGGATCAATTTGCTGGTCCTTAATAACTTGCAATAGCTCTGCTTTAGCCTTCTCTACTTCAGGCGGTTGTTCAGGTTTACCTTTTCTTTTTACCAAATCCATGACTTCTACATCAATTTCTTTTGGTTGAAAATCCATTTTTTCTGGTGGGGGGGAGAGTGGTTTCGTAGCCATAATTTATAGTCCTAGTCCAGCAGCAATTTGTTGATGAATATAGAGGTGTGAAGCGATCCAATCGTAGAAATCTTCCTCATTATTGAAGTCTACATCGAGTAAATTGAAGGGGTTATTGAGGTTTAATAGGGTTGCAAAGGCTTGATGCTCTACCTGGTGAGCCAATAACCAGTCATCTAGGTTGTCAACGCTAGCATCGGTGATTGGATAGACTGGTACAGAGATGCCTTGGTCCATAAAGGTTTCTTGGAATAGCTTATGCTGTGTACCATTCTCAAATAAGAATGATCCTAGGGAATCAACATCCCCAAATTTAACGGTAGAGAGAGTTTCAAAGTCCATTAGTGTATTTTGAACGCAATCGTAATCAAAGAAGCCACAATAAAGGCTGCCGAACCAATCAAAATCTGTTCAATTCGTTTTAATCTAGCGCAAATACTCTCATAGCGCAGTTCGCAGACCGCTTCATGGGTATTGAGTTTTGCCCGTGTTTCGTCAATTAAAAATTGTGCAGTTTCCATTAAATAATTACCCATCGTGATCCAGAAGAAACGGTAACCACTACACCATTAGCTACTGTGACATTGCCAGCAGACATGGCGTTGTAGCCAGAACCAACAGTAGCATTTGAGCTAACAGTATTGGAGTTATAAAACAAACCATTCATAGCAGTTACTTGCGTTACATTGGCGTTACCGCTAGTAATGGTAGTGTTGTTAAGGGTTAAGTTACCTACGGAAGTTTGAGTGCTACCCAGGGTTAGGGTGGTGTTACCAAGGGTGGTGCTAGCGTTTTGTAGGTTTGCATTGGTTAGGCTTATGCTGACATTGGCAGCCGTAGTTACTCTGCCTTTTGCATCGACCGTAACTTGGCTAACAGTTGTTGCATTTCCATAGATACCCGCAATAACCCCAGTAGTGTTAAGCGAAGGATTTGGATAAGTACCAGAAAGATCACCGCCAGCGCTACCACCAGGACTAACACCAGAAATCGTAACATTGGATGCACTTGTAACTCTCCCTTTACTGTCAACAGCTATCTGGCTTACATTGGTTGCATTACCATAAGTGCCAGCTATAACGCCAGAAACATTAAGACTAGGATTGGGGTAAGTGCCACTAAGGTCACCACCAGCATTACCGCCAGGGGAAGTTCCAGATATTGTGACATTACTAGCACCAGTAAGACGACCATCAGCACCAACAGTAAATGTACCGACTTCAGTAGATGATCCATAGTTCCCCGCTGATACTGTCGTGTTTGCAATTGCTAAAGTGACATTGGATGTGAGTGCGCCACCGCCTGATAATCCTGTGCCAGCAAGCACATTAATAGTATTAGGTACTGCTCCAGATACATTGGCTACGGCAATTGCAATACCGACATTGGAAGCGCCAGTAATCTGACCTTGAGCATTAACGGTAACTTGAGCGACTTCGCTAGCGTTACCATACACACCAGCCGTAACAGTCGTATTGGCAATTGAAATAGTGCCTGTAGTGGTAATTGGACCACCCGTTAAGCCTGTGCCTGTTGCTACATTGCTGACATAAACGACTTCGGTGTTATCGACTTTTTGCCAAACCGTGCCGTTAAAGATCGCCCAATCGCCAGCTACCCAGTCTGTGATGCCATTAAGATTGGTGTTACCTGAAACGGAAACTACATAGTAATCGCCTTTAGTGCCAACACTAGAAGTAAGCGTAGGATCGTTAGTCGCAGCATCCCATGTGCCACGATAAATGACACCACCCGCTACGCCACCACCACCACCACCTGATCCAGCGACCTTGAGCATTTATTTTCCTTACAGTCCATCACCAGGAGTGATGTAAATTGTTGCGTTGCCAGAAGCCGTAATTCCTGTGAAATACGCATTGGGTACAAAAGTTAAAATTTCATCGGTTGTTGGCAGTATAGGTAAAGCATTTTGCGAACTGGTAATAATCTGACAGTTTGCATTGGCTTCCGCAGAAGTTGTGCCATACGCCAAAAAAACGATTACATTAGAACTCGTATTAATAATGCGATACTGGTTACCACCAAGCGTTGATGATAGGCATTGAACGGGTGCTGGTTGCGTAGTATTCGCTAGGAAAGTTACTGTGTTGCCAGTCTTGGTAAAGGCATTGATTCCCATGATCTCTCCTTATGGCAGCGTGGCTATAAAGGCATCTGCTTCAGCCTGTGTCATCACATTCCCATCGGCATCTTGCAGTTCTGCACCAGCTAAGACTTCTCTTTTGAAGGTTTGGTAGTCTGTGTTGTCGGGTGCGAATGGTATGCAAGCACCATCGGATAAACGTAATACACTTTTTGTTGGGCTTCCATCCCACGAATTAGGTGATAGTTTATACATTTATAACTCCGCTGAAAGTGCTAAAAATCCTGCTGTATTATTTTTAATTTGCAAAAATATAGCCGCATCTGTTGTTCCTGATGCCGCCATGCTACAACGAACAGTTCCTGAATCGTATCCAGCATATATTGCAGTAAGCGTAGCATCTGATGAAAAACTTCTAAAGTTGCTTAATTGCAAACTTGAAATACTTGCCGTTGGCTCAGTTCTCATAGTTACTGGATATTTAACATAATTCCAAGCATCTGTAGTTGAAGATTGAATGCCAATGCCTACTAAAACTTCACCACCAGTACCATCATAAGTAAGTTTTGCAAAATAGCGTTGGCAAAGCATCAACTCAGTTCCATAAGGTCTGTAATCAAAGCTAGTAGCTGTAGAGCCTACCTCAAGCTGAACTCCTGTGATGTAGAAGGTTGCTCCGTTAGTGCCGACTACGGATGTTGCACCTGTGGCACTATATACAGTAGAACCAGTCCAAGCACCAGCAGTTCCGCTAAGAGAAGAACCAACTCCTAAACCAATGCGTACATTCATGCCAATTCCATTATTGGTTAACCAAGTTCCACTTGTGTCACCAGCAACAGTAATTGTTTTATATTCCCAAGTATTTGCTACACTAATTGTGTATGTAAATGGATATACACGAGTATCACCTGAGTTGCTGACAGTTCCACCAAATGTTCCAGTTAATGAGCTACGAACCCAAAAGCTAAGAGTTACTGATGATGCACTTGCAGTTCCCCATGCTAAATCTGCTGTATTAAAACCTTCAATAGATTGAGTAAACAAAAAGAGTTCACTAGACCCTACTGTATAAGCAGATAAAGAAGTAATGCCTAAATAGTTAGTAAAACCTGTTGGCGGTGTTACAGAACCAGCATTTTGTTGAACACTGTATTTTGAGCTTTGACTAAGAGAAAAAATGTAGCGGTCTAAAAGATATACTCCACCAACTGTAGGAGTAACACTAGCACCAGCATTACGCTGGTCAATCACCATCGCACCATTGATGATGCGGTTGAGGAATGGTCTTGTAGCACTTGTTTGTGCCGAGCCATCAGAAAAAGTTATAGATGGCGAACTGCCGTTAATGATTGTAGTCATACTTGTTCCTTAATATATTTCCAAACATAGCCACCAAACTCCTGTTGTTTGTTGCAAGACTTTCTAATAGACCAACGACTGCAATTTAAAAATCTTGAAGCATCAGCAATAGAATTAAATTTTAGTTCTATTCCATCTTTTGTAGCCAAAATTGGTTGCGGTTTCTTACCACCACCTTCGGGTCTTTTGCGACCATATAACGGGCTGTCCTTACCTTTTGGTTTTGGAATACCTTTCATTGCACTTGGTTTACCCCATTGCGGGTTATTTTCACCAAGATAGCGTTCTCTGAGCCAAGGTCTTTTAATGCCTTTTTGTGGGTGTGGCTTACCCCACATATGATGCAATTCACCAGCACCCGCACCTTCACCGCCAACAGTCAAATTAGCAAGTTTGTAACCTAGTCGCTTTAACTGGTCAATGCGTTCTTGCTCGCACAAATAGGCGAGTTCTTCGTCAATGTCTTTGGCTAAATAATTGATGGTGTAGCCGTTTGCTTTTTCAACAACACGCTTCCAATAAATGTTGCGATTTTGTTTGGAGTTGGCACGATAGTCCTTACCCTTTCCAACATAGAAAGGAATGTTAGTATCTTTACGAATATGCTCGTAAACATAAAACATTATGCTAACTCCTCATCTGTTGGTCGTGGCAATGTTGGGTGTTCCCACTTGGCAATGTAATCGCCTTTGCCATCGTTTTGTAAAGTAATTACAGTCCAAAAATCTTTGTCTGTTAGGCTAGGATAAATAGCCATTATTTTGTCGTATAAAGTCATTATGCAACCCTCGCCAAATAACCTGAAAATACTGTGTAAATTGCAGAACCAGCAAACGATGGTGATACTGAAGAACCGCCTATAAATCCGTAAAGTTCAACATAATCAGTAGAACCATTTAAATAAACTAATCCTGTAACAGTAGCAATACTGTCTGTGTTGTTGCTTCCTGTCGCATTCAATAAATAAACGCCACCATACACCTCATCTGACCCATTTTTATAAATGTTGCATCTAGCTTGTGTCATGTTGCCACTACTATTTGTGCAGTAAACACTTCCACTTAATTGATAATATCCAGCTACATTTGGCGTAAATCTTGATGATGAAAAACAATTATTTGTATCAAAATCCTCTGTTCCTAAAGTAACTTTTGTAAAAGTATTATTGCTAACAGATTGTGATGCAGTTGCTGGTCTTGCTCTAAACGCTGGCATATTACCGCTAACCATTGCTGTGCCTGTTACCGATGGAACAGTAACTAAGTTACCAGTACCCGATGCTAACTGTAATACACCGCTATTGTCAGCAGATTGG